ATGCACGTTCCTTCCTCCAGACAGCATGGATGCGATCATGATCATCATTCCATCGACCATAGTAGCGGGCAATGAAAGCGTGAGCATCACGACCTTCGAGGACACGGATACCGATAAAGTTAGTATCCTTGAATTTATCCTTGAGATGAGTCAGGAGAACATCAGTAAGTTCGTACCAATTACCACCCAATGAATATGTAGTCCCAAGTTTACGATCACGAAGAATACAATTCAGGGATACCTGACGAACTCCAAGATAAGGTTCAGATTCCCAGTGACGCTGAACAGTTTTATGATACTTCAGAGGAGGTGCCTCACCGTCAGTAAGAATTACGCATTGAACTTTCTCCAAATTATTCTGTTTCTTGAACTGAGGAATAATCTCATGAAGGCAGATCAAAGTATCATTCAAAGGTGTTCCTGATAGAGACAATCCATTAGGGATACTGTAAAAAGTATAGTGAGTGCGACTAAATCCCTCAGCAACACGGAAGATTGTCTTCATCTGATATTCAAGTTCTTTCACCTTGGTCTTACTGGAGAACATGTTCATCAAAGAGAACTGCTCATATACCTGCATGACTCCATCCCGCTTCTTATATGCATCAACAGGGGATTTATAAACACGATCTCCATGCTCATCAATAGTGAATCCATACTTAGGAAAGTCACTAGTAAAAGCATAGACTTCAAAAGGAATATTAACCTTCTTGCAGAACCAAATCAGATTGTAGAGTTGTTTGATTGTATCGGTAAGAACGTCAGACATAGATCCAGACCAATCAAGAATAAAAATCAATCCATGATTCTTACCATCAGGAACAATAGTAACTTTTTTGAACAAGTCTTCACTGTACTTGTAAGTATGCAGTTTAGAACAATCCAAAACTCCTGTCCTAGAAGTCGTAGCACGAGCATATGCACTGGCAGACTTACGACACTCAAATTCTTTTACAAGATAATTTACTTCTTTCTGTGCAGACTTTTTGAAGTCAGAGTATCGCTTATCTACATCGTAGAAGAATTTCTGCTCAGTATCACCCCAGGCATCAGGAACATATTGATACACATCATCATTCTTGATAATGATGGAATCTAGATTGACCTTTGGCAACTCAAGATACTGGTTCTCTAGAGACTGATCGCTGATCAAGTCTTTGATTGCATCCTCAAAGGACTTCATCGTTTTAACATCAAGATCACCATCTTGATCACCACCCATAGGAGATGATTCTACAGAGTCTTCGGGAGATCCCTGAATATCATCATCGTCAGTATCGTTGGTTCCTTGGGAGGATTCGCTGGACGGGGATTCTGATTCTCCCTCCTCACTATTTGACTCTTGTGGCTGGGAGGAAGACCCACCATTATTCGACTGTAGTTGTACGTCTGAAGGGGACTCTGATTGTTGTTCATCTTTGCAGTACTTATAAATTGCTTCTGATGCATCCAAAACTTCAGCAAACGTCTCACAGTCACGGACCATGAGAAGAAGTTCTTCCTCTTTATCAGTAAAGGGAATATCTACATAATTACCAATCTTGCAGTACAGATTGATTTTATCTGCCAAATTAAATGTGGACAGATCCTCATCAACAATACCGAAGAAGTCTTCGTCAGACAATTCCTGATATCCACGATAGAAGGTCTTGGAGAGACCAGCATACCGACGCTTCATCATCTTCTCGATACGAGCGTCTTCGACAACGTTGACAATCTGTGGTGGGATCTTACGATCCTTAATCCAGTCTTCGTCTGGTGTATATAGGGCATGACCAACTTCGTGACCAACAAGAAGATCATAAACAGTATTAGATGCCTTGTTCCACTGAGGAAGCGTCAGCACTCTGGTATGGACATTGAACTGAGCAGTATCTACAGCACGATGCTCAACCACCAGGTCTTCAGTGGCAAGCAGTTTTGCAAGTTGTCCTTTGACTTCGTGGTTGATAGTCATCGGGATTCGTTTGAACTGAACACAGTATACAAAGAGGAATCCCTACATGGACGATCAAGAACCAGTTTTTACACTGTCCACTGCTTTAGCAACCCACTCTCTAAGATCTACAGTGGGTTCCCATCCAAGGGTCTCTTTAAGTCTAGAGTTGTCTGCAAGAGTGACTCTTGCCTCTCCTGGACGAGCATCAATGAATCGCTTCCTAGGAGAGATCATCGCTGCGATATCATTAACAGAGTAGTTCTGCCCATTACCTACATTGTAAACTTTTCCAAAAGCATCTTCAGGCAGTTCTTTAGTTGCAGCAAGAATATTTGCCTGAACAACATCAGAGACGTGAGTGAAATCTCTACGTTGTTCACCATCACCAACCACAGTCAACTCTTCACCGTTAGCAAGTTGGCGGAGGAAGATTCCAATTACAGGAGCGTATTGACCCTTAAGTGGTTGACGCTCACCATAGACATTAAAGTATCTAAAGACAATTGTATTAAGATCAAACAGATCAGTATACATTGCACATAACTTTTCACCAGCAACCTTAGATACAGAATAAGGATTCAAACAATCATCACCTTGAGTTTCGGTATTTGGTGGAGAATTAAATCCATATGCAGAAGAGGTGGAAGAATAAATCACCCTACTAACATTGGATTCTCTAGAGCACTGAAGAACAGTTGCTGTACCAAGAGTATTGATCCTAACAGCATTAAGTGGATTTTTAATTGCGGGTTGAATTCTTGCTTCTGCTGCAAGATGGAAGACACAATCAACACCACAGTAATAAATCCTAGTGAGTTCGTAATTGCAAATATCTTGCTTTACGTAATGTGCTTTCTCGTTGTAATAAAACTGATCATGAGCATCAGAATACTCATTATCAATAACTGTCACTGTATGACCAGCGTCAATCAAAGCATCTACTAGATTAGACCCGATAAATCCACTACCACCAGTTACTAGACAATTCATGATGCCATCCTACTGAATCCTTTTACCTTCTCAAATTTTAGCACATTAAGGAACTTATCGCGCATTCCCTCTTTATGAGAAATAACAAATACATTAGCATCTTTAATTACAAATCTAATGATTCTCATAAATTCATCTGTTCCAAACCCATCTAGAGAAGAATCAAACGTCTCATCAAATATGATCAAATTACAATTCAAAGAGTTTTTAATTTTAGCAACTTCTCTCCAGGTAAACAAAAGAGCAAGATCAATTCGCATCTTCTCACCCTCACTAAAAGATGCATACGAAAAATCTTCTTGAATTGGAGATTCAATCGTCTCATTGAACTCCTCATTCAATTTAAAATTAATATAGAACTCCATCATCTGAAGGTAACGATTTACCTCCTGATTAATTAATGGAAGATATTTTTTAATTATTTGAGTCTTGACTCCACCGTCTCTAAGAAGATCAGATACAAAACTATAGTTGATCAACTGATTCTTATGTTCATCAGTCTCAAGTACGGCAGAAGCAAGTTTATCCTGTAATTCTTTTAGCTTCTCATGTTCAGAATTTCTCTTTGCAAGTCTATCGGCAACAGTTTGAATTTCCTGTTCAAGATCACGGACTTGTCTTTGGTATCCAGAGATCTTAGTATTGATTTGAGAAATCTCATGTGTAAGGTTAGTTACCTCTTTAGAAACTATAGAGAATTGATGCTCTCTCTCTTCTTCCTCTTTAATTGCTTCCTCTAGTTGTGTAAAACCAGATTGCAACTCCTTTGCTTTATTTTGAGCATCATCAATTCTATTTATTCTAAAGGTCTCTTCAATGTCCTGATTGCAGGTAGGGCATACCGTATTATCAGAAAAGAACTTATGATCCTTAATAATGCCAGTTATCTTTTGTGAGATTTTTCCTTTTAAATTACCAAGTTGTCTTAATTTTTTTGTTGCACCACTATATTTTTCAAGTTCTTTTTGCTTCTCCAGCAATTGATTCTCATTCTCAAGAGCACCTTTAAGTAAAGTATCTTGAGTTTCTGTAAGTGTTTTAATCTGATTCTTCTTTTGATTTATGTCTGTGTCAGCAACTCTTTCAACTTCTTCAATAAAGTCACGTTGCATATGCACTTTATCTTCAAGAGAATCTTTCTTAAGTTCTAGAGTTCTAATCTGATCTCTAGAGTTTTTTACTCTATCTTTTAATACTTGATTCATTGAGGAGAAGATTTTGATATCTAAAAGATCTTCAATAACTTCTCGTCTAGAAGCAGCAGTTAATTGCATGAACGGGACAAAATTACTGCTACCAAGAATTACAATCTGAGTGAATGATTTGTAGTTCATTTTTAGAACTACACTCTCAAACCAAATTTGCTGATCCTTTGCTGCAGCATCAGAATTCAACAACTCACCGTTCTTGTAGATTTGAAATATTGCGGGTTTGATTCCTCTTACAACTTTCCAAGAAGTATCTGCAATTTTAAATTCAATCTCAACCAAACACTCTTTCTCATTCACAGAGTTGATCAGTTGAGGTTTATTTACTCCTCTATATGACTTTCCAAACAGAGCAAATGTCAATGCATCAAGCATCGTACTCTTGCCTGCTCCATTATTTCCAATGACTAGAGTTGTCGAAGCAGTAGTAAAATTAATTTCAGTAAATTGATTACCAGTACTTAAAAAATTCTTATAACGAAGTTTTTCAAACAGAATCATTATCTTCTTCAGGTGGAATTACAAGGTCATTTTTAGTAATGATTGCATAATTGTAACTATGCATTTCACATGTCGATATAATTAACTCATCATCAACTTCTACAACATCCAATTCTGGATATTCTTTTTCTTCTAGCATCATGACAAATCTATCTGCATCATCTTCCTCTTCAAAGATGTACAAAACATTTTCTCCATTTTCATCTGCTACGGAGTATGCACCCTCTTGAGTTTTTCCAGCTAGAGTAAGAATAAACATTAGACCATCTCGCACGCTTCCTGATACACTTCTTGAATAATAGATTGAATTTTAGATTTATTTATTTGTTGGTCTGACTCTTCAACATATCGATTTAGAATTGAAATTGTATCTTCAGATTCTGGATCATACTTGTTGAGATCAACAGTTTCTCCAGATGCGAGTTCAACAATATTAAGTTCCGCAATATTAGAGGCAAGTAGTTTGTCAACAAACTTTTCATACTTTTTAGGATTACTCTTTTTACGAACAATCAACTTGACAATCTTACCCTCATAAGATCTCATGTCAAATGTTTGATATGGAGTATCTTCGTAGTAGATAACTTCATACATTGTGTATGGATTATTTACTGTCTCTAATTCACCAGTCTCAGTATCATAGATATGGAATCCTCTATCATCTCCCATATCATTGGAATAAATCTCGTAAGGATTTCCTAGGTAGTGTACTCGTCCGTCTGACGATCTAGTGTGATAGTGACCTGAGAAGACATGCTTGAAGCCCTCAAATAGTTTGCCATCAAGACCTGTCTCCATGATGTGTCCACGATGAGCTGGATATCCGTTGAGCTCAAGGTGCCCCATCGCGTGTACGCCAGTGAAATCTTTAACAGATTTGAAAGTATTCTTAGAGTTCTCTTCATTGATCCAAGGTACAAATAATACAGGAAGATTACCCAACTTTACTTCAGTTGGTTCTGAGTAAATTATAACATTTTTATACTCACGTAGCAACAAATCAACTGCATTTACTTCATTAGTATTCTTATAGTATGCTGTATGATTACCAACGATCGTATGTACCGTGACACCCAATGCGGCAAGACGATCATAGTAATTATCTTTTGCCCATGCTAATGCAGCAAAGTCAATACCTTTCCTACTGTCAAAGGTATCTCCCATGTCCACGACAACCTTGATACCTCTCTCCTCTATAGTTGGGAAAAAGATATCGTTGTAAAACTTCAGAAAGTAATCATGGAACAATTTAGAGTTCTTACGAGCACCAAAATGTTGATCAGTAATTATAGCAATCTTCATCAATAACGAGACTTAGAGTGAATACTATCCTTGATAGAACTATACTCCGAATAATTAGAACCGTCAATCAGGTTATCGTCGAAGAACACTTCGTCATAACCCGTCTTCTCCAGGATCTTATTTTTAATCTCAAGCTGTTTCTTTTCCTTCTGAATACGACGTAGAAACGCGTAGTGAATAATCTGAGTGAAATAAGCAAACGGGTTCTGAGACTTCTGAGGGTCAAAATTATGAATGTATTGAACGCAGTTCTCGATGCCATCTGAAATCATATCATCCTTAAAGATATAGTTTACAAAGTTTGGCTTGAATGACAAGTGCGTTGCAATCTTTAGAAAGCATTCTCCAAGATAGTTTGTAATCTGTGGTTTTGGGTCTCCTCTTGTTGCTGCTAATTCCACTGACTCTCTATATGCAATCAAAGCAGCAAGAAACTCTTTATTGTTTACGTAGTGTACAGATCTTTTTCTTTTAGTCATAGGTCCAAGGGGTGTCATAGGAGTATCTATATTAATATATTTAAATTATAACATTTTTAATTCAAATCATCAAAGCTTGACACAACTCTTGAATCTATGTACAATAACCTTTGTGGAGGTTCAGAAACAATATTAGCTTTCTTTAAATAATCTTTCTAAGATCTCTTTTGTGTCTTGTACATTACCGATTCTTCCCATTCTTCTGTTAACTTTGCGTCTTATTCCAGAAGGATCTTCAGAGTCTGTGAAGTCTTTTGATTCGCGTAACCACTGTTGATACATAACAATCATTTCAACATCTTTTGATTCGCTCATGGTGATGACATCATCCATGTCAACTATAAACATATCATCCTTTGTTGTTTTTAACCAAGGTTCTAATTTATATCCAATACCTCCTCTGACTTTTACTTCAGAGAAAGTAATTGGATTAGAGAGAAGTAAAAATGTTTTAGTCTCTTCTGTGCAGGGAGATACTTTAGTAAATATCTCTTCACCTGACTTTAATTTTATAGTTGCATAAAAATCATCTTCCATGTATACCTCTACGTTTTTAAGTTGACACTAATAATGTCGTAATTAAAATTCTCTTCATTATAGATTTTGATTCTCTCGATGAAGTGATTCAATGTATAATTTCTACGTTGTTTGTTAGTACAATCATCAGAGATGTCGTACAACATCGCTTTAGTTTTGTTTTTACCTTTCCTCAAAACCCTTCCAATGGATTGTAAATTGCGGATTCTAGATTTACTTGGAGACGCGAAGACAACATTGTGTAGGTTTCTAATATTTATACCTGTAGAGAATACTCCATATGATGCAACAATAATTGCATTGTCTTCACTATCTACGATAGATCTTACTGCTTCACGTTCTTCAGTGTTTACACCACCATGAACAAAGAAGACTTTTCTACCATCTTTTTTTGTAGCGTCTATTAATTCAAACAAAGGTTTACCATGTGCTTCCACTCTTGAGAACAGAATCAATGTATTACCTTTTAAATCTAATGCAAGATTTTTAATGAACTTATTTCTTTGATCATGTGTTATGATGTACTGAACTTCATCTTCATAAGAAGGGAATGTTTGAGGATTATGCTTCAAAACTAAGCAGGTAATATCTAATTTAGATAAATGACCTTTTGCCATTAACTCTGCAGTTTTGACAATCTTGTATGACGGTCCAAATAATCCCTCTAGGACCCACTTATGAGTTTGCGTACCATCAAGCGTACCCGTAAAACCAAACCTATATTTTGCATGATGAAGTTTTGACATTATAGATATTAAGGACTTACTTTTAAATAAGTGCGCCTCATCACCAATGACCACATCAAAATCTTCAAAGAATGACCGATCAAGTTTATATACAGATTGCCATGTTGTAATGACGACTGGTGCTTCAGAAGTCTTTTCCCTGCCCGAATATATTTTGTGACAATATGTCTCAGCATCCCAACCATAATCCTGGAAGTCCTTATACATCTGCTCTACAAGAGATGTCGTTGGAACAACTAAGAGGATTTTTTGTTGTTTATCTGAGTAGTACCGAACTACTGAATAAATCATCAATGATTTACCTGAGGCAGTCGGTGATATCAATAATTTTCTGTTATGTCTTAGAGCATCGTATACTCCCTCAATTTGATAATCTCTGGGGCGATATGATGTAATAGATGCCATATAGTCTTTGACACCTTCTCTAGATATACCCTCATTTACTTCAAAGGGCATTCCATAATATTTGTTGTCTTCAAAAGTATAACTGTAATTATACGTCTCACAAAAGTTGATAATCTTATCTAGCAACCCAACATAGATTTGCTTGGATCTTAAGTCAAATAGATGTATCTCCCCATTCCAGTTCTTACCTCTGTATTGAGGCATAAACTTTGCATTGGGAACTTCAAAAGTAAAGTGATCTCTTAACTCATACTGAATATGAGGTTCACACTGAATTTTTAAATATACTTCGTTTGATTTTTGAATAATGACATCATACTGTTTATCCATATCCTGCCTGGAATTTTAAGAAGTCAATAGCATTTTTTATCTGATAGGTTCTGTTTTGAATAACCTTCAAAATGCTTTCCAGATAATTCAATATAGTCTCATAGTATTCGACTTTTAAACTTATCTGGGATAATTTATCGTCAGCGTCGAGATATTTTTGAAGAGTATCTTTATCTCTAATTTTTTTGGGAAATGGATTCTCTAGGTATACATCGGGATCCGCTTTACCTGAGAAATATTCGTATCGTTCGTGTCTGACATTTTTGCGGGATTGCTCCGCTTTTTTCTTGAGAAGAACAACAGTGTTGTACATCTCAAAGTATTTAGCGTGCAACGCAGGGACTTTAATTGACTCATCATGTAGGTTATCCATATCGATATGAGCATCCTTCACCCACATCTTCTGGATTTCTTCAAGGTCAAACATCATAGGGGATCACCTTTTGCATCAGTTATATTATAGATAGTATACTTGAAAGACACCTCAGCAGTAAAGTATTCTGTGTCTTCGCTGGTAGCATCAAAAGTCAAATCTGACAAGTCGTATGGAAACATGTCATCAAAAATGACTTCAAATTGAACTCTATTGCTACTGTTCATAACCTGTAGAGTTCCATCGGAATAGATATTCATCGACTGACTATCGTAACCCATCGTTTGGTCACCATCCTTTTGGAGATCAAAAATCTCCTTTAGAGACTCTGGGAATCCTAGTCCTCTCATCCATTTATGAATCTGCATGTAGTTTTCCAGATTCTCATCCACAATAAATCTCAGGGTAAAATCATTAAACTGAATTTTATCGCCTGGAATATCTATGTTTTTCAAATATGATGGTTGTTCCGCAAGACCCAAATTAAGACCTGGAATGTTTGCTTGGTTTGCAAAGAACGAAACCTTTCTTGCTCGGTTTAATGTAAATCTAAACCCAACCGTGTTTAAAAAATTTCTATTCGATACTTGATGGGTGTACGCGTTTCCTACTCTGGATAATGCCATTAGATTAACATCCGTTTACTGCTCGTGTGGAGCATATTTATTTAGACAAAAAAAGAGACCCTTGCGGGTCTCTGGTGAAGATTGTGAATCCGATGGATCACATGAGGTTCTTGATTTGAACTCTTCTGTAGTAACGGTTCTGGTTAACCTTGAGGCGACCAAGACCTTGAGCAGCGCCTTCAGCGAATGGGTTAGCAACGAGACCGTAACGGGTCTTGAAGCCAATCTTGGGCTGGAAGGTGTTCTCACCAACGGCACGAACCATCTGAAGAGGTACGTATGGGCAATAGAACAGACCTGCGTCATAAGGGGAAGTACCCTTGTAACCAACAACGTAGTACTGCTGAGCAGCAACGTTAGCAGCATATGGGTCAATGTAGACTCTATACTTGCCAAGCAGAACACCAGCGAAGGTGTTGCCAGTGTCATCAACGTTGAGGTTAGCGTTGAGTGCAGGGGTGTAGTCAAGTACACCAGCCATGGACAGTGCAGAAGCAACGTCGGCGGAGCACATGATTACGTTGCCCTTTCCTCTACGAGTTCTTTGGGCGATAGCGTTAGCATCGCGCTCGATTTGGAAGAGCAGACCTTTGAACTTCTCAACAGACCAACGTCCGTTGGAGTCGATGTCGAGGTCGAATACGCCAGCGGTAGCAGTGTTTGCAGCAGCGCCTTGCTCAGCAACCTTATAGATGGTTCTGATAACTTCACGGTTGATCTCAGCCAGAATCTCAGTGGAGAGAATGTTGGCGAGTTCCGCTTCAGCGTTCAGACCATGGATTGCCTTCAGGTCCTGAGCAAGCTCAAGGCTGTATTCTGCCTTCAGTGCTCTGGACTTGGCTTCAACGAGAACCTTCTCGATGGAGAATGCCATCTCGTTGAACTGATTGCCTGTGCCATTGCCCAGGTTCTCAGCATCGCCAGTCTTCATACCCTGACCTACGTTGTAGGCGGTAGAAGATGCGGTTCCGACAGGGTTCAGGAGACCAGGGTTAGAACCAGCTTGGCTGGTAGTACCCATACCTGCAACGCCATCAGAGAATCCAGCGTCCTCATCAAGGCCATCACCTTGACCAGAGAATGCGGTATCTACTTCATCATAGAAGGTCTCGGATCCGCTCTGGTTGGTGTAACGGGAGCGCATCGCGAAGATGAGTCCAGTAGGACCAGACATTGGTTGAACGCCAGCGAGGTCATAAGCGACCAGGTTAGGCATTGCGCGTCTGATCAGGGAGATCAGAACAGGGTCGAAACCAGCAACAGG